TCCGAACTGACGGAATTGATCATGGGTATCCTTGGTCAATTGTCAACCAATGTCCTCGTAGAGGGAACAGAATGAAAAATCTGCTTAACAACATCTTACTGGGCGCTGCCCTAATCAAGAAAGGAATCTTTACAATGAAATTTACAAAAAACCATCAAATCGTTAAATCTTGGGTTGCCTTAGTGCTTGCCGGAACTTACACAGTGGACCAAGTGCCAAAACTTTTCAATTTGCGGGAAGTAGTCATCGAAGTGCTATCTGAGCAAGCTGCGGAGGTGGAATAGGATGATTTTACCAGCGTTTATTTCCCCGTCAAAAACAGCAGGAATGTTTGAGTTTCTACGTAATATGATTGCCACAGATGATGGCCTCATCCTCTTTTTGCTTGGATTGATTGTAGCAATGGAAATCATTGATTTTTTCAGCGGGACATTTGCAGCCATCATCAACCCTAGCATTGAGTACAAGTCCAAGATTGGCATCAATGGCCTGCTTCGCAAGATTCAAGGGATTATCTTGCTCACGGTACTAATTCCAATGTCAGTACTTTTGCCCGAGCAGACAGGCGTTGCATTTTTGTACACAATCTATATAGGATACCTTATCTTGACCTTCAAGTCTTTAGTTGAAAACTATGGCAAGGCCAAGGGTGATACCAGCATTTTTGCTAATGTGGCTGCCACGCTTGAAAAACTAATCGGCCGAAAGGAGTGATGGTATGGTCAAAAAAATCAATGCCTCGTTGATGAATGCTGGACCGCTTGTATCGATTGACGGGGTAGTCATCCATAATGATGCAGGCAGTGGCTCGGCCGAGTGGTATGTTGAGTGGCTCAAAACCAGGGATAAAAACCTTGGTATTGCTCACTATTACATCACAAAGGACACGATTGCCAGAGTGATTGATACTAACCTGATTGGCTATCATACGGGCCACTGGCCAAGTAACCAGCGCTATATCGGCTACGAGGTTTGCCAATCTATGTCAGCAAGCGATGCAGATTTCTTGGCCAATGAAGATATGGCCCTGATGCAAGCGACAGAAGATTTACTCTTCTATGGATTGCCAATCAACGCTAACACGGTTAGACTACATCACGAGTTTGTACCAACCTCATGCCCTCACCGCTCCATGGCGTTGCATGGTGGCACAACAGCATCAGTCAAGGCTTATTTCATCCAGCGGATGCAAGAATTTTCTACCCGCGGGAAAACAGTAGATGAAATGATTGCAAATAGCTCAGTAGCTGTGCAAGAAGCAAAAAAAGAAATTACGGAGGAAAATGATATGATTACAATTTCAGCACCAGGCAGAGGGATTGCCCTCATGATGGGAGGCAAATTTTTGCCTATTCTACACAAGGACACCCCGCCAGTCTTTTGGAATCAAGGGGTAAAACACTTCAACCTTGACACTGCAACATTTGACGCCTGGCAAGGCAAGGCCGAGAAATCAACATTGGATGACGCGACAGTCAACAAGCTCATTGCAGGTCTAAAATGATTTCAGTCCAGCATCTGCTGGGCTTTTTTTGTTGCCTTTTTGAAGGAGATTTTTAAAAATTGCCGTTTTTGTGGACATAAAAAGACCCTATTTTTATTTAGGGTCTTTGTGATGTTGCCGTCTCATAGTTATCCATAAAAATTATATATTTAATAAACTTTATTACATAATCTCGTGGTAAATATCGGTTTTTATCCCAATCCTCCAGCGTCCGTAAAGGTATGCCGAATCTGCGAGAAAATCCTGCTCGTGACCCCTCTCTACACTCTGCTAAGGTCGAGTTAGCTAGTTTGTGGATAGTGGTTAAAATATCTGCAATTTTTTGATCATCATATGGCTCCATCCAATCTTGATAGCCACGCTCAGCGATATAGCATTCGAGGTCGCTCTCTTCGAGCGCCTCAATATACAATTGGTTAAATAGTTCGTATTTCATTTTTTCTCCTTTTAAAAAACTCTCAGTAACACAGTTGCATCTGCTAAAATAGCTTCGTTATCATCTGCTTCGTACGCATTGTATGGATTACGATTGTTACTTCCGACTAAAAATAACATTGGGTAACGATATTGTCTTTGATTTAGTGATATTGCTTTTTCAATAGCTTCTAACATTTCTTCTTCTGTTTCGTACCAATCTTTAAAATCACTATGTTGACTGTCAGTGATTGTTACACAAGTACCGCCAACTTCTTCTTCTGTCGGCATATCTCTATCATAATCCCATTTTACTGATTCTGGCAAAATTTGACCAATTTCGTATTCCTCATCCCAACCTCTGATACCGTAAAAACAAAAGTCATTCTCCTTGATTGCTTTTAGGATTTCAAACTTCATTTCTTCAATGATTTCTTTCGCTGTTTTTCTCATTTTCTTTTTCTCCGTCTACCTTTATCTTGATTATATTATACCACGGAGTTCGTGGTATGTCAAGCTTTTTGTGTTATTTTTTTTATTTTTTTGCGAATAAAGAATAATGAATATATTATGGATATATTATGGATGTCGTAAATCATCGCCCCAAAAGTTTGTAAAATTAGGTATGCGCAAGAATATAAAAAAAGAAAAAGAGCGTTGAAATTGCGCTCTTATAATACATGTTCCTACTCTTTTTTATTTCTTTAATTCTGATATAATAATAAAAATTTAGGATAAGAAACAAAAAAATATTAAAAAAATAACAAAAAGTGTTGCATTATTATTTTAAATGGTGTATAATAAGATTATAAAATAAAGAAAGGAGCTAACATGGTTTACGATTATTCAAAACTGGAGGGAAAAATTATTGAGAAATTCGGAACTAGAGAAAGTTTTGCTAAAGCATCTGGAATAACAGCCAAATCAATTTATGATAAATTAAACAATAAAACAATTTGGAAGCAACCAGAAATTTCTAAGGCTATGGATTTACTATCCATCTCTGGTGAAGACATTGAATTATATTTTTTCAAGAAAAAATCCAAGGATATGGAACAAGAATAGAAAGGAGCAACATGCAAAAAAAACCACTGCGGAAACAGTGGCTTACAAAAATATTCACTAAAATTATAACACAGAAAGAGAGGTTTTACAATGGACGATATTGCCGAAAGCCTCATTACTCAATTTATCAGCCAGCTAAAAGTTCGACTGGTAGAAGTTTTTGAGGTGTTTGACCTGGAGCTTGCGATGCCTTTGCTGCTCAACAGCAAACAGTGCAAGAAATTACTCGGTATCGTCAATGAGGTGGAATTTCAGAGGGTATCCCATCTAAAAGGATTCCCAAGAATTGACAAAAAAGGCTCACATCCACGCTTCCCACGAGATGCTGTGGTGGAGTGGATGAAAGAGAATTGGAAACTATTAAATTAAGGAGAAGTACATGACCACAATTTTAACTATCGGCTTTGTAGCCATGAGTGCGGTGGCTTTAACGGCTATCGGGTACGGATTCAAACTGGCCAAGGAGCTAGAAGGCCTAAAAAAAGAAAAATCGGATTTCTATGCCAACGCAAAAGCAACCTTGGCACAAGGAGTGGCAACATGGGAAAACTAAACATCATCGAGAAAATAGCTCACATGCTGCAGTTGCAGGGCATGAAAATGACTAACGATCGCATGGAAGAGCTTAAAAGCTGGTCTATGTATGACTTGGCTTGGGAATTGAAACTGCAAGCCATGAGGGCAGGTATTTAAGGAGGTAGATATGATTATCGAAAAAGTGGAAACTAAGGGGCAATACTCGCTCATCCGATACAGCAACGAAGTCTATGACCAGGTTGCAGAGATTGCTAACGAATGCGATTTGACCTTAAAACAAGTCGTAGACGGCTTGCTGCTATACGCTCTCAATCATGCAGAGGTCGTGAGCTCAGAGAAGACAATTATCGAAAATAAATTAGTAATAGGAGGAGATAGTGTCTATGACAATTACAATCAATAGGCTTGAAATTGAAAATGTCAAGCGCATCAAAGCGGTTAAAATCGAGCCGTCCGCAACTGGTCTGACTATTGTGGGTGGCAATAACAATCAAGGTAAGACAAGCGTACTGGATGCTATTGCTTGGGCTCTGGGTGGCAATAAGTACAAGCCTAGCCAGGCTCAGCGTGAGGGCTCACAGGTACCACCAACACTCAAAATCGTGATGTCTAATGGCTTGATTGTCGAGCGCAAGGGCAAGAATGCTAGTCTAAAGGTTATTGACCCTAATGGCCAGAAAGGCGGTCAACAGCTACTAGATAGCTTTGTAGAAGAGTTGGCCATCAACCTGCCCAAGTTTATGGACAGCACACCAAAAGAAAAAGCAGGAATCCTCTTGCAGATCATCGGTGTCGGTGACCAACTTGCTGAGCTGGAGCTCAAGGAGAAGGAAATCTACGACAATCGGCATGCTATTGGTGTGATTGCTGACCAGAAGGAGAAGTTTGCCAAAGAGCAGGAATACTACCTGGACGCTCCAAAAGAGCTTGTCAGTATCGCAGACCTTATCCAACAGCAACAAGCCATCCTGGCTAAAAATGGCGAGAACGCACGCAAACGACAGAACCTAGCCAATTATCAATTGCAACTTGACAATCAAACAGCCCTGGTCGCTCGCTTGAAGCAACAGCTTGCTGAAGAAGAGGCAAAGCTGGACCAACTCACTCAAGATGTGGCAATCGCTCAAAAAGATGCCATAGATCTGCACGACGAAGCTACTGCAGAAATCGAGGCTAACATCCAAGAGATTGACGAAATCAATCGTAAGGTACGGGCAAATATGGATAAAGACAAAGCCGAGGAAGATGCCAAGGTCATCCGTGAGCAGTACAATGCCCTGTCAGTCGAAATCGAAGATGTTCGCAAGCAGAAACGTGATTTGTTGACTAATGCAGACTTGCCGTTGGAAGGCTTATCAGTTGAAGATGGCGAATTACTCTACCTTGGCCAACGCTGGGATAATATGAGCGGTAGCCAGCAACTGCAGGTAGCCACTGCCATTGTCCGCAAGCTCAAACCAGAATGTGGCTTTGTGCTCATCGACAAGCTGGAGCAAATGGACCAGGTCACCTTGCAACAATTCGGTGCATGGCTGGAGCAAGAGGGTCTGCAAGCTATTGCGACACGGGTGTCGACTGGAGGAGAGTGTGCCATCATTATCGATGACGGTTACTCAATCGAGAACGAACAACATCAACAAGTCCAAGCTAAGCCAGCTTGGGAAGGAGTATTTTAGGGAGGAAAAACTTAAATGTCAACAGCAAAACTATTGAAAAAAAATACTTTCGTTATGCGAATGCATCAAGCTACTGCAGAACATCCGAAAAATGGAGAAAAAATTGACATTTCTATTTCTGGGTGCTTACCCGTGATTACATATAAAGGCAGAATGGTAACTTGGGACGTCCAAGAATTGATTAACGAAGCAATCGAATTGATTGAAAGTGAGGAGAACTAATGCAAATTACAAAAGGTAAACGGGCACGGGCCCAACGTGTTGTCATCTATGGTCCAGAGGGGATTGGCAAGTCTAGTCTGGCAGCTCAATTTCCCGATCCGCTCTTTATTGACACGGAAGGCTCTACGGATAACATGGATGTGGCACGGGCTGACAAGCCAACAAGCTGGACCATGCTCATGAATCACATCGCATTTGTCAAAGCTAATCCGACAATCTGTCAGACCTTGATCATTGACACGATTGATTGGGCGGAAGCTTTGGCCCTGCAATACATCTGCGCCCAACACGGCAAGAGCGGTATCGAGGACTTCGGTTGGGGTAGTGGCTACACTTATCTCATCGAAGAAATCGGCCGACTATTGGACAGACTGCAGGAGCTTGTCGAGCTCGGTATCAACGTGGTGCTGACTGCTCATACCCAAGTCAAGAAATTTACCAAGCCAGATGAATTAGGTGGATATGACCGTTACGAGCTTAAATTGAGCAACAAGAAGACAGAAACCAACGTATCTGCCAAGGTCAAGGAATGGGCCGATATGGTTCTATTCCTCAACTACAAGACCTACATCATCACGGATGAAAAGACCAAGAAGCAGAAGGCGCAGGGTGGCCAACGTGTCATCCAAACTACTCATTCGCCAAGTTGGGACGCAAAGAACCGTCATAACTTGCCAGAAGAGCTTCCTATGGACTTTGCAGCAATCGCTCATATCTTTGCTCAAGCAACGGCAGAACAACCAGCACAAGCGCAAGCACAGCCAGCTCCAGTGCAGAAACAACCCGAACATGAACCTGCACCTGTTGGACAAGAACAGGCTAAAGAAACAGTGCCTAGCCAGCCAGTGCAGCAAGCACCCACACAGGACATCAGCCCGCTAATCCCACAAAGCCTACGTGACTTGATGACCGCTAGCCAGGTAACACAAGATGAAATCCTGCAGGCTACTTATGTCAATGGCATCTACCCGCTCGGTACGCAAGTAGAAGCGATTGATGCGGGCTATTGGGAGTACATGGTGACCGTTTGGGATAAGGTCTTAAATGTCATCAATACTAAAGTACGGGCCAATCCAGATTTGCCCTTTACAGTCGAAGGTGAATAAATTCAGACCGTTTTGGGTCTTAGAAATTATTAGTAAATTAAACATTGAAATAAAAGGAGAACAACAAAATGACACAACAATACCAATACAATCAACCAGAACGCGAACTTGGATGGGACGACACTATCCAGAATGACCAGAAAGATTTTATCTTGCTGGCTCCCGGTGACTATCAATTTACAGTGACAGGTATCGAACGAACACGACACACGCCTAATCCTCAAAATCCAGGGAAGCTACCTGCATGTAATAAAGCAGTCGTATCCATTGAAATTGAAACTGCTGAAGGTACGGCCCAATTGAAACACAATCTATTCCTTCATACATCAACAGAAGGGATGTTATCAGCTTTCTTTGGGGCGATTGGCCAGAAGAAACATGGTGAGCCATTGCGCATGAACTGGAACGTTATTGGCGCTAAAGGTGTTTGTAGCGTTAACAAACGCAAAGGTACTGGTAAATATGCCGACCAGGAATTTGACAATATCAAGTCTATGATCTATGCAGATGATGTTGATTGGTCTAAGGTATTGAACGCTGCTCAGCCACAACAGCCTACTTATCAACAACCGCAGGCACAATATCAACAACCAACACAGCCGACACAACCAGCTCAAGGTGGCTTTACAGGATTTTAGGAGGTATAGATGCAACTACGAGATTATCAAGAGGAGGCTCGTGGTGCAGTCCAGCAGGAATGGCAGTCAGGTCGCAAGCGGACATTATTGGTCTTGCCAACAGGATGTGGAAAAACGATTGTCTTTTCCAAAATCATTGAAGACCGTGTGCGAATGGGCGAGCGTGTGCTCGTCCTTGCTCATAGGTCCGAACTGCTGGAACAGGCCTCTGACAAGTTAATGACTGCAACTGGGCTTAGCACAGCCTTAGAAAAGGCAGAGAGCACCTCTATCGGCTCATGGTTTCGAGTTGTGGTTGGTTCTGTCCAGACCCTACAACGTGAGAAACGGTTGAGCCAATTTCCACCGAATTACTTCGACACCATCATCATTGACGAGGCTCACCACGCTATCTCAGACGGCTATCAACGTGTCTTACAACACTTTGACGACAGCAATGTCCTTGGCGTGACTGCTACACCAGACCGAGGCGACAAGCGAAATCTAGGGCAGTATTTCGATAGTCTGGCTTATGAGTATTCCTTGGTGCAGGCTATCAAATCCGGCTATCTATCCAAGATTACTGCCGTGACGATTCCCTTGACTTTGGACCTATCGAGCGTGTCTATGCAGTCGGGAGATTTCAAGGCGAGCGACCTTGGGACTGCACTTGATCCATACCTTGAGCAGATAGCTGACGAAATGGTCAAGCAATGTGCGGACCGTAAGACTGTAGTATTTCTGCCTTTGGTTAAGACATCGCAAAAGTTTCGTGACATCTTAAATGCCAAAGGTTTTCGAGCTGCTGAAGTCAACGGAGAATCTAAGGACCGTGCGGAAGTCTTGGAAGACTTTGATAAGGGTAAGTACAATGTCCTTTGCAACTCTATGCTCTTGACAGAGGGCTGGGACTGCCCGTCAGTTGATTGTGTAGTCGTGCTGAGACCTACTAAGGTGCGGGCCCTGTATAGCCAAATGGTGGGGCGTGGCACTCGCTTATTCCCAGGGAAAAAAAATCTATTGCTCTTGGACTTCCTGTGGCACACAGAGCGCCACGAGCTCTGCCGTCCAGCTCACCTCATCGCAGGTACTGAAGAAGTAGCTAAGAAGATGGTTGAGAATATGGAAGAAGAATCCGGAGCACTCTTTGATATAGAGGAGCTGGAAGTCAAATCAGCAGAAGATGTTGTGGCTCAGCGTGAAGAAGCACTAGCTAAGCAGCTGGAAGAAATGCGTAAGCGTAAGCGTAAGTTGGTGGATCCATTGCAATTTGAAATGTCCATCCATGCTGAAGATTTGGTGGACTACGTGCCAGAATTTGGTTGGGAGCAGTCGCCTGTCTCTGATAAGCAAAAGCAAGCTTTGGAAAAATTCGGCATATTTACAGACGAGATTGGCAATGCAGGCAAGGCAGCAAAATTGCTGGACCGACTGGCCAAGCGTCGGGATGAAGGCTTGACAACTCCGAAGCAGATTATGCTACTGGAACGCTATGGCTTCCGCAATGTCGGTATGTGGCAATTTGACCAAGCTAGGACCATGATTGACCGGATAGCTGCTTCTGGATGGAGATGCCCTGCAGGTATCAGACCGAAAGAATATCAACCAGGATAGGAGACTAAATGACAGAAAGAGAATTTGACCTCATTCCATTGCTTGAATACATTGACCCTGCGATTCTGTCTTACCAGGATTGGGTCAATGTAGGTATGGCCTTAAAACAAGAGGGCTATACTGCCATGGATTGGGATGTGTGGTCGCAGAAAGACACGACTCGATACAAGCGCGGGGAGTGTTTCAAGAAGTGGGATAGCTTCCAAGGTGGCAGCCTAGGCGCAGTAACTGGAGCAACGATCACCCAAATGGCCAAAGACAATGGCTGGGTGTCTGAATTTAAAATGACCGATGATGCCCATGAATTAGGCTGGAATGACACAATCGATCGTGATTATAAGATTGTCGATAAGAACTGGGTAGAATCGAAAGAGATTCGAGAGCCTTTGAACTGGGCACCAGTGCAGGAATTGATTACTTACTTAGAAACAATCTTTAACAGTACGGATAATGTTGGCTATGTCACACAGACCTATCAGATTGATACAGATAATGGGCCGATATACAAACCCACACAGGGAGCATTTGACAGAACAGCTGGAGAGTTGATTCAGCTTTTGCAGGGCTGTAACGGTGACATCGGAGCTGTCTTTGGCGACTACAAGGAAGAAGCCGGGGCATGGATTCGCTTCAATCCATTAGATGGCAAAGGGGTCAAGAATGACAATGTGACGGACTTCCGCTATGCCTTGGTCGAATCTGACAGTATGGAATTGGGCAAGCAGTACGCTCTCTTTAAGGAGTTAGAACTGCCAATTGCTGCCTTGGTCCATAGCGGGAAGAAATCCCTGCACGCTATCGTCAAGGTAGATGCCAGAGATTACCAAGAATACCGCAAGCGTGTAGATTATATCTATCAAATCTGTAAGAAGAACGGGCTGGACATCGATACCCAGAACCGTAACCCTAGCCGATTATCTCGGATGCCTGGTATCATGCGAAACGGTAAGAAGCAGTTTTTGATTGATACTAACATCGGTAAGACAAACTACGAAGAATGGTACCAATGGATTGAGGATTTGAACGATGATTTGCCAGATCCAGAAGGGCTTGCAGACTCTTGGGAGAATTTGCCAGAGTTAGCACCAGAACTTATAAAAGGTGTACTTAGACAAGGGCACAAGCTACTCATGGCAGGTCCGTCTAAGGCTGGTAAGTCGTTTGCCTTGATTGAGCTCTCAATCGCTATCGCTGAGGGTATCAAGTGGCTAGGCTGGGAATGCACTCAAGGGAAAGTCCTTTATGTCAACCTTGAGCTGGACAGACCGTCAGCCTTGCATCGTTTCAAAGATGTCTATACTGCTATGGGCGTGCCAGCCAATAATATCCAAAACATTGACATCTGGAACCTGCGCGGGAAGACCGTGCCAATGGACAAGCTGGCACCCAAGCTCATTCGGAGAGCCTTGAAAAAGGACTATATCGCAGTCATTATTGACCCTATCTATAAGGTCTTGACGGGCGACGAAAACTCGGCAGACCAAATGGCCCACTTTACCAATCAATTTGACAAGGTAGCTACCGAGCTTGGTTGTAGCGTGATTTACTGCCACCACCACTCAAAAGGCAGTCAAGGTGGCAAGAAGTCCATGGACCGTGCAAGTGGTTCAGGAGTATTTGCCCGTGATCCAGATGCTTTGATTGACTTGGTAGAGCTAGAGTTAAACGATGACTTGATTAAGATGAGATCTGACAAAGCTACCTGTGCTATCTATCAAAGAGCTCTGAAAGAACGTGCCTTAGACTACTATAGACAGTATGTCAGCTTGGACGATTTAGAGAGCAGGGTACAGATGCGTGATCACTTCGAGAAGGCCATAAGAGATGTGCTAGTCCGCAAGGTCTATACGGATGAGATTGCTAAGGTCATGCACGCTGTTGAAATTTCTACTGCTTGGCGTGTGGAAGGTACACTGCGGGAGTTTGCGAAGTTTAAGCCAGTCAATATGTGGTTTAGCTATCCAGTGCATTACGTAGATACATCTGGAGTACTGGCGGATATTCAGTTGGATGATAACAAGCCGAATTGGCAGAAAAACCTTGATAAAGGTCCAAAAGCCAAGAAAGAGTCTGCGAAGGATAAGCAAGAAAAACTCATGAACGCAATCCAAATCCTAGATGACGGCCTCGAACCTGTGACGATTGATGCAGTTGTAGAATATTTTTCGACGGAAGAAAAACCAATTAGTGAAAAAACAATCCGGAGATGGCTAAAAAATACAGGTCAATTTGAAGTTGAAAAAGGTCAAATATTGCCTGTAAATAATAGTTAGGGACAGGGACAAATTGGGGACAAATTGGAGGGACAAACTGGAGACAAAATTCCAATTTGTCTGTCTCAAAATACGGACAAACTGGAAAATGTCCCTGTGTCCCAAATTATATTTTCGGACAATGGACAAATTGGAAAATGTCCCTAAGAAATCGCTCAACCATGCGGGTTTGAATGATTACGGACAAACTGGAGAAAATGAGGGACAAACCGAGGGACAGAAATTATACCTTTTAGGTAATAATTTTAGAGAAATGTCCCTAGAGGTCCAGAAGAACAGGTACAGGAACAAGGGGGCTATGCATCCGCCCCTTGTAACCCTGTAACCCTGTCCTTCACTCTGGACTTAAAGCGAAAATGAAAAAAGTGAAAAGGTAAAATAAATATGGTTAGAAAAAAGAAAAAGTATTCCGTCAATTTAGATACAGGAAAAAATATGCCGCCGCTCTATCACACATTGCCTGGACAAGAATTTGATTATAAGAAATCAGAAGTTCTTAACTGGATTGCCCAACAGCCTGAAATGCTAAATTTTGTCAGAGACCAACTCAATTCGGCTGGCTATATCGTCTACAATCCAGATACAGGCCAATGGTGCGGGGTGGATTATGGTACTTGAATTTTTACTGCCAATGAAAAAAATACCGACTGTGACACACCAGCAGAAACAGGTTCGAGTGGTCAACGGTAAGCCACAATTTTACGAGCCTGAAAAATTGGCAGATGCCAGAGCTAAGTATGAGGCATTGTTGGCAAGGCACGTTCCTCCAGATAAACTACGTGGCCCGATTCGTCTGACAGTCAAGTGGTTATTTCCTCGGACGAATAAATCGAAGCATGGCCAGTACAAGACGACTAAGCCAGACACAGATAATCTGCAGAAATTGCTAAAGGATTGTATGACGACTGTTGGTTTTTGGAAAGATGATGCCCAAGTGGCCAGCGAGATTGTCGAGAAGTTTTGGTCTGATCAAGTCGGTATTTATATCAAAGTAGAGGTGCTGGATGAATTATATTGAATTTTTTGAAACAGAAGTCCCAAACTGGATGCGAGCTAGTAATCAGAAGATGCAAGAAGTTGGGTTCAACACGCAGGCATACTGGAACTGGGTTGTGGTATCTATGGCAGAAATCAGTAAGAAGTACAACAATGACAGACTGGTCATGAATCAGTTTGAAATGATTTTTGATTGGCTAGAGGAGAAAGCAAATGGAAAGGTTTAAAAAAGTATTGAATCCGTTAGTCATCTTGCTTGGAGTGATAATTATACTTATCGTTAAAGTGGTCTGACTGCCAGATAAACGTAAAGAAGTTGCTAGAGGTAGTGCCTTACAAACCACTCTTTGGTCAACAGAGAGGTACAACTCATTGGATGACGTTTGTAAAATTTTAGGAGGAAGCAGATGAACAAAAAAGAAGCGATTGATGAATTGAAGAAATACAAAGTGGGATTTGGAGAGGCTGCTTTAGTAAGGATTGACCGAGCTGTATCAGTTATTCGTCAAATCCACGAACCGCAGAAGCCTGTGATTCCGAAGTTTGTGGCGGAGTGGATTGAGGAACTTAAAGAATCATACAGTAACCTGGCTTGGGTTTGGCAGGTATATCCAAATGAACCTAAAATCAAAAACTGGCTTGAATCCAACACAGAAAAATTCATGAGGGCTTGGCTGGATGGCTACACAGTCGAGAAAGAGAAACTGTACACGGTTGAGACACCTAATCCGAATACACATGCCCATACTGTACTGCAAAAAACAGAAAAAGGTATCATCTTGATTTCAGTAACAAATGCTAGATGGAGAGGGTGGTGGAGTAGCAAACTCACCGAATCTGAAATCAAACAGGATTTTGAGTGGGCATGGCAGTTTGCGAAGGAGGT